GTTGTCTCTGGCCGCGCGAACAGCCGGTGACTCGTCGATTTGCCGATCGACCTGATCCTGCAGACGCCTCCGCTCCTCGATGAGGGCCTGCCTGTCTTGGGTCGTTCCGGAGTTCAATTGCTCGTCGATTTCGCGAAGCCGCGCGAACGTCTGATTGAGCGGATTGTTTGGGTCCTGCGCAAGGCGCTCCAGTCGGTCTCGCTCCCTAGCGACCGACTCCTCCACCGCCCTATTGGCCACCCTCTGTTCTTCAACATTCCGCCTGGCGCGATCCCTGTCCGCCCGCGTCGGAATATCTGCGCCACGGCCTGGAGCAAGGCGCTGCCGGCGGATGTCGTCGTCGCGCTGCTGTGCTGCCTGCAGGTTGCTTTCTGCCTCGGCCGTGGCGCGGGCCAGCGCCTCCGAGAATCGCTTCAGCCCGAGCGTGGCGGCCTCGATTTCCGCAATTTGCCTGTTTGTGGCTTCGAGGGCCTGCTGCGCGTTTTTGTCACCGGGAGTGCGCGACAGATCTGTAATGATTTCAGCGCGGCGCGCCTCCAACTCGCGGAGCCGGCGTGCAATCACGCCAGACTCTGCCCCCGACGCCTGCAAGTTTGCGCGTGCCCTATCAGCGCGGGAGGCAAACAGCGACTGCCCGTCCACCTGCCGGCGCCGCTCAGCGGCGCGCGCGTCCGCGAGGGCAGCGCCCCTGCCTCGACGTCCGGCCTCGATTTTTCTGCTTTCCTCATCAACGATTTCGTTTCTGCGGGAAGGCGTTATCTTCTCGGCCTCAAGAAGGGCGTTTGCCTCCGCTATCCTTGCCTCCGACTGGCGGATTTGCTCCGCAAGCCCGTCGAGCCGCGATTGCAGCGCTGCGGCCTCGGGTATACCGTCCGACAGGGCCTTGGCGGCAAGTTCTTGTGCTTCCGCCAGAGACCTAGCGCCGGCGGCTGCCTTCTTGAAATAGTCGGCCAGACCCGTGTCTCCGATGAGACGCAGTCTCTGCTGCTCCAGTTCGCGGATGGTGTTACTGGCTTCGGTGGCCGCTGATGTGCGGAACCCGAGGACGTTCGGCCGATCGGCCACGCCCTTGAGTCGCTCGATGATGTCGTCAAGCGCGGCGATCTGCGCTCGCCTGTCTTCATTGGTGGCACCGAGTGGAACGCTTGCCGCGAGTCGCTCGGCCTGAAGGGCTGTTGCCGAAAGGACCGGATCTCGCCTACGAAATCCAAAAAATGCCTGCGGGACTTGCAGTGCGCCGAAGAAGCCGCGAGACGCAATTGCGTTGCTCGTGCCGACGCTTCCGGTGAGCGTCGACTCTGTAAATCGGAGTCGCGCGGCGGCTGCCGAAAGAGAGTTTCTAACGTCAGTGCCGGACGGCGGCGGCGCGTCTAGAAGCGCTCTCCCTGTCTCAAACTCTGACCTGCGCAACTCTGCCTGCAGCCTTCGCCTCGCGATCGCCTGCCCAGGATTGTCTGACGCCTCAAGGCGCTGGCCAATCCTCTCCTGAAGGCCGATTTGCTCAACGGCGCCCGCGCTCGTTGCCAGCAACTCTTTGGCCTTCAGTTCTTGCTGCTGTCTGGCGATCCGCTCCAGCGCGAGCGCCAGTTCGTTTGCTGACTTGGCGGCCGAAGAGAACCCATCCGCAACAATTCCTTGCCCAATTGACGCAAACCCCTGCGTTATCTGCTGCAGCAGCGCACGCTGCGCAGAAAGAGCGCTGTTGAGGCCCTTCGTCCGGTCCTCAAGTTGCTGCGATCCAGAAACGTACCGCAATAGGGCACTGATGGCCTGACCGCCAAGCACAGTCGACAAGCCAATAAAAAGCCCTGTCGTGGCCGAAAGACCGGGGATGACGCCAGATTGGCCGAGCAGCAGCCCCAATTGCGTGATGTTGTTCCCAACCGCGCGCAACTTATATTCCAGCCCACCGGTCGACGACACGAGGTCGTCGATTGCAAACAGAGCCTGCTGAAACGCCAGTTGCGCTGTCTGCGCGCCGGAGGCAGTGAGCGACCCCGCTTGATTCCGCGCACGGCGCATGGCATCTTCGATCTGACGCGTGCCGAACGCGCCGCCGCTTCTTGCGGCTACGAACTCTGCAAGACCTCTTGTCGATTGCCGGATCTCGTTGTCGAGCCTATCGAGTTCAGCCGCCCTTTCGTCGAGCCCCATGTCGCTTGCGGCGACTCTGGCCATTTGCTGCTGCAGCGCGACGACGCTCGCAGTGACTCGGTCGATTTCGCCTTGGATCTGAATGCGAGACAGACCGTTGGAAATCTGACCTCGAAACTGCCTTGCCACAGACAGGTCGGCGGCCGCGTCACGGCCGCCTTGCGACAGTTGCTCCGCGCTGCCGCCAGACGCGCGGAGGAAGAGTTCTTCCTGCCGACGCGCTGCATTGCGGATCTCGACCTGATCCGTGATCTCGGCTTCGACTCTCCGTTGTTCGGCAAGCAGGGCAGCGATCCTCTGCAGCCGACTCGTTGCGTCGCGCTGATTGTTGTTGTTGTTGAGGTTTGTGGCTCTCGTGAGTTCAGCGTTGATCTGACGGTTGATTTCAAGAATGCGGTTCGCCTGCCGCTCTGCCTCTGGCGTTCCAAGCGAACGCGCAGACTGCGCCGCCGCCTGCGTCCTAGGAATTATCTCCGCATTGAGATTTTCGCGAGTCAGATTGATGTCTCGCTCAATTTCCGCACGCCGCCGCCGAGGATCTCCTTGCGCGAGATTAGAGACCTGACGATCGAAGTCGCGTTGTATGCTGCGCCTCGCGAGGTCTCGCGGGGTGAATAGGAGCGACTCTGTCTGCTGCTGCAGGCCGCGCGTCGTGTTTGCGGCCGAGAGCGATGCGGCGAGCGCGTCGACGGCCTGCTTGGCCTCCCTGGCCGAGGCAGCGCCGCGGTTGAATTGCTCTACGACTGCCGCGGCGCTGGAAATCAATCCGTTGAACTGCTGGCTGTTGATGGCTCGGAGTTCTGTAGCCAATCCAGAAAGTCGCTCGCGAAGCGATGTGACCTGCCGCTCGGCTCCCGGGGCCACGATCTGCTGAATGGCGGCAGACTCCATTTCGCGCTGAAATGACAGGTTGATGGCGTTCTGCCTTCTGGTGAGCGCATCCAACTCTGCCTGCGCCTGCCCCCTGGCCTGGATGTTGCGCGGAGTGGCGCCGCCACCAGAGCCGCCGCTTGCAATCCGCAACTGTGCCCTGGCTACCCGCGCGGCTGCCTGCTCGATTCGCTGGGCGTTTTCCTCTGCCTGCACGGACAAATCGGCAAAGACGCCTCCGCGAAAGGCTGCAGGGACGTTCTGCGCCTGGCCTCTTAGAGAAATTGTTCGCTGCAGCGCTTCACGCGCCCTGGCCTGGAAAAATGACGCTCCGGTGTTGTCTGCGTCAAGGGTACGCCGCAGGCCGCTGAAGTCGGCGGCCGCGGCCGTCGCGCGGGACAGCGACTGCAGCCGCCGCTGAAGGTTATCAACGCGCGCGGCAGACCGATCGAACGTCGTGGAGCCAGCCTCAAGGTCGCGGTAGAAGTTGCGAAAACCGGCCTGGATCTTCTCCAGTTCCGGATACAACTCTGCCTGGATCGCGGAAGACAGGCCTTCGATCTGGTTCTTGACGTTCGTCAGCGGGCGGCCGATGTCCTCGAAGGCGCGAAACTGGTCGCGCAGGCGGCCGACATTCGGCAGGCCGGCGTCGACGCCCCTGGCCTGGAGTTGCTGGATCTCGCGCAGCGTCCGCTGAAACCGCTGCAACTGGGTCAGCGTGCCGTCCAGCGCCCTGGTGTTGAGGTTGAACTGGACGCCGCGGGCCTGGCGCGCAAAATCCTGCAGTTCACGCCGGGACTCGCCGATCCGGCGCGTGAAGTCCTGCGTGTTCGCAGTCAGGACCGCGGAGATTTTGCCGAGCAGGGCCATGCCTCATCCTTGAAGTTTCTTGAGTTCGTCAAACATTTGGTCAACCGACTGGTGTGGCTTCGCAGTCGATGGAATGAAAATGTTTTCCTCTGGCACCCGCTTGTAGTTTCCGCTCGCCGCCATCACCGTCCGACACAGCCTCGCCGTCTGCCACCAAGGATCGGGCAGTGGCCAGCGCTGATCGTAGGCATACCACTCGCTCAACTCCTCGGAGTCGCACTCCGTCAGGAGCCGCTTCACCGTCATGCCCAGCGCCAGCGCTAGGCGGAAATAGAACCTCCGCTCTGGTCGGTCGGTGAATCTTTTCCCAGGCTTTCCACAGCCTCCGACGTCAGGGCGTTGTGGCTCCATGCCTTCTCGAACAGACGGTTGATCACCACGCTGGACTTCTTGCCGAGCAGGTCCAGGTCGTCGTCGCCGAACAGTCGGTCGCCAGAGTCGTCGCACAGCGTCAGCAGGAGAAAGCGGACGCGGAACGACTTCATCTTCTGCTCGGCGTAGGACTCCTCGAACGCGTCCCGCTCCAGGCCGGAGAGCGTCTTGATGTAGACGTCGCCGCCCCACTCCGGGACCTTGATCGCGTCACTCAACCGAACGTCCTTCGCCGCCAGAATCGCAGCCTTGCTCAAAGCCATCTGTCAGGTCCCCTGGTAGTCGGTAAGGCGAAAAGTCGCAGACCCGCGCACCAACTCACCAACGCGGGCCTCCGTGTTTGCAGACTCAAGGATCGCGCGCCTTGTGACCGACCAAGACGGCGACGAAAACGTCAACTGGCCGACGCCGCGGACGATCGCCTGGACGTCTCCAGTCGCCGGCGTGGCCAAGAAGTCCAGCGACACGCTTCCGCCAGACCACTCGCCGGTCGGCACGAGGACGGCGTAGCCCGCTGGGTCGGACGGAGACGTCATGTCGACGACCTCCGCAACCGGCGTTTCGACGCTGATGCCGACGATGCTCGCCTGGAAACTGCCCAGCGAACCGGCAAACGTGAAGGTTGCGCCTTGAGCAGATAAGGCCATCGGACCCTCCGGTCGTCAGGCGAGCCGGAAGGTCGCAGAACCTCGCACGAAGTCGCCGACCGAGCCGCCAAGGGACGCGCTGGAGATCGTCGCGTTGCCGCTGAAGGACAAAGGGCCGGTGATGGACAGGGCGCCGGACAGGCCAGCGGTGAGAATCGTGCTGTTGTAGTAGTCGATCTGCACCTCGCGGTCGGTGGCGAAGCCGCCGACGAAGATCCGGCGAGCGTTCGGGGCAACGCCGAGGTGGGTCGCGTCGAGGAGGTCCTGCGTGTCATTGACCTGCACCGAAGTGACGGTGATAGTCGTACCGCCAAACGTGAACGTAAGTCCCTGTGCCGACGTTGACATTCTGGTGCGCCTCCTTGCGCGATTGTGTTAGCCGGTCGCCTCTGACCAGCGAACCTGAAAAAGTTGTCTGACTTCGTATGCCGGCGGCAGTTGTGCCCCAACCGCCGTGGGGTCGAGGAAGTCGTCCACTTCGGAGACTAGCCTCATATCATGTATTGTAACCCCGGACAGCG